GTCCAGCAAATGTTGTTGGTAAATTATCTGTACCCATTATGCTGTTCAGTAAGTAAGTTGAAGGACAACAAATACCCTCAACATATCCTTCTGGTCCAGTGTAAGCATCTTCACCACCATACTTAGTCCAAGTGCCTCGACATTCTTCTTCAGTAGTTGCATCGGTTCTATTACCATCATCATCCTCACAGTATCCAGTTTCACCTAGTGCTGCAAGATCAGCGTTAGTCTTAATTTCACTCAAATCAGAACTGTTGACTGGTGACATCCTGACAAGAGTCCCCATGTATTGTGCTGGTATTGGCGTTGTTCCTTCTCCGGCATTTGTGCCAGTAGTCATACCACCGATTCCCATGAGATTAAATCCACTGGGATAATTAAATCCTTTGGTATTAATTCCAGCACCAGTGAAAGCTTTATTATTGGTCAGCTCTATCGTATTATAAGCACTGAATAGTCCTCGCTTACCACCACTGACAGGTATCACAAACATTTCTTGTGCTTGGTTTATTTTGAGTTTTTGTTCATTTTCATTTTGATGTGTTAGACCAAACTGGAATGTTATACCATTTGCAACCGGTGGATCAGGTTCTCCAGTTTTGGGATCTTGATAATAATCATTACCCGCATTACCCGGAATATACACTTGCTGGAATCCATTAGAAGGATTTAGATCGGCATTTACTAGGTAATCATAATATGTTTGATCTGGGGGAGCACCTTCAATGAATGCATCGGCTTTAACATTTGTATCAATCAATGCTTTGGGCCACGCTTCTACTTCAATGAAAGAATATCGATACATGTTTCCAACGGTATTACCCATACCAGAAGTGTCAGCTTGTTGAGTTGAACCCAATGCATACGGAGTAATATTTCTATTGACCCAAGG